ATATTACAAAGAATTTTAAGGTATATGAAAAGTTAAGAGGATTTTTCAGTGATGATGCTTGGCAACCAATTAATGGTATCATAGGCGATTTACACCGTGGAATGATTCCAATTTCTATAGAAAAAACGGAATATCAAAAAGAAGGTGGAGTTCCAGCAAGAAAAATTTGGTGGTGTGAAATTCCTTTTACCAACCAAAATCAAAGACCAGATAAATTAAACGTGATTATTACAGCCGCAGGTGCAGGAAGTATTAAAGACCCATTAGATAGATATGATGTGACTTTTGTGATTAATTAGGAATTAGTATGAAACTTAAAAATTTAATATCAGAAGATATGAAAAATGATAAATTCATTGAAATGAATAAAATGAATGATGTTGAATTTTTAAAAATTGCATGGAATATGGAAATCCCAGAATTGAAAGAATTATTACAATTTTTGGAAGATAAACATGAAAGAGACACATCTTTGTATAAAGCTGTGAAAGGTCAAGTAAAAGCATTATATAAAAATGGAATGAATTTCTATAAAAGTAGAATTGAATTTGTATATGATATAATTAATGATAAGAATGCCGGAGAGTCTATTCCGGATTGGGCAATAGCAGAAACTATTATTAGGAGAAGGCTCGCCAAACTAACAGAATCATATGGAGCAATAGTTTCATTACCAGATAATGATATAAAAGAATATGCAAAGGCAGCAATAAGAGATATTTTTATACAGATGCCAAGTCGTTCGGTAAATCTAAATAATTGGCATGGCTATAAAAATTACATCAGCGAATTTTTTGGCAAAGATAGTTATGATACCGCAATGAAAGAATTACAAAACGAAGGTTGGCTCACAAAGGGTGATACCAGATATGAATGGAAACATATGTATGGACCAGTTGGAACTACACCTAAAAAAGACCATTTAAATGAATGGGCAGATATGGTAAGTAGTGGTGAATTAGATTTAGATAATGAAGACCCAGGTTCATATCCATTTTTTTATAATATAAAAAATTATTCTGTAAGTTTTGGAGAAGAATCAAACACACATAGTAGTGTTCCAAAAGGAAATTTCACACATAAAGTTTATATACCAGGAAGAATTTGGACAAAAGAAAAGGTACTTTCAGTATGGGAATATCCAGACACTAAGGCAATGTATAATGCAATGTTAAAAAAATTAAGTGATGAGATGCAAAAAAATAAATTAGGAAAAATAGATGCATCTTGGAAAATGGATATACCAATGGTAGCAATAAATTTTATGGGAAAAAACTGGACAAGTATAGCTAATGATGCTTCGAGAGAAGCTAAGGCAATGGGGTTCAGAGAAATAGAATCTTATTTGATTCCAATATTTTATTGGACTCCAGATATAATGAAAAATCCAAGCGAATATAAAAAAGAAAAGGATACTCAAATGCAACAGCACATGAGAAGTCCGTTTGCAAAAAAATCTGATGTAGTTGGTGATATAGGTTCTAAAAAGAGACCTGTTGATATGACAGCAACGCAGAGGCACCAAATGAAATCCACATCAGAAAGCATGAATGAGTGGGCAGATGGTATTAAATATAAAGGAAGAATATATGGATATCCTACCAAAAATTCAATAGCATTTGGGTATGTAGATGGCGAATTAAAATCGTCATATGAAACTGCACATAGATTTATTGGTATAGATACATTCGATGATTCGGACTTAACTAACAATTATGCTGGTCGTGTTTTTGCTGACCAAAAGGCGATTTCATTTTGGGGATATCCCGAAAGTAAGAGTAGATTACAAAAGATAATAAAAGATTTGAATAATGAATATCCAGATTTGAATATAAATAGCAGTTGGAAGATAGAAATCGCAAGCGAATTATTATCTAAAAAATATATTAAATACCGGGGAGGAAAATTACATGTTAAAAATTATGATGCGGCTATGTATTCCGGCAAGGCTACCAAATCAGTTTATATACCTATAGATAAATATGATGCGGGGTTGATATCCAATGCTCCAAAATCAAAACGAAAAAAGAAATCAATGCAATTGAAACATATGTTATCTCCCGTTGCAAAAAGTTCGGATGTATCGCCTGGCATAGGTTCAAAAAAATTACCAGCAAAACTAACAACAACCCAGAGGCACCAAATGAAATCAACAAGTGAAAATATAAAAGAATGGGCAGATGAAGTTCGTTATATTGATAATGGAAAACAGAAAAAGCTGAGTGCAATAGATAAAGATGCTATACCTTTTATTTATAGAATTGAATCTCAAAAAACTTATTTTGCAGAGTTTGGACAATTTCATGATAGGATTCAAACAATTAGAATTTATTCTAAGAAAGGAGGTTCAATTTCTGGCAGGGTATGGGTGAATGAAAAAATTATATCTTTATGGGATTATACAGATACAAAGCAACAATTTTTGGATATGATAGATAGTATAAACAAATATAATGATAAAAATATTAAAATTAATTCGTCTTGGAAAATAGATATTCCTAAAGTTACATCGGACTATTATGAAGATTCTATGAAATGGCTTAGAGATGACGATTATGAAGAATCGTATTTTATTCCAGTTTTTGATTGGAAGCCAAATATAATGAAAAATCCTTCTTTATATTATGATGCGTTAAATAAAAGAAAAGAATTACACACTTTAAGTCCAATGGCAAAAAAACCAGATGTTTATACAGGAGTTGGTTCTAAAAAAAGGACATCTACACTTTCTCCGGCCCAACAATATCAATTAACACATACAAGTGAAAATAAAATAAATGAAATACAAACAGAATTCGGATGTTTGATGTTGAAATTGGAATTTCCATGGTGGAAAAATTATGTTGAAAAATATGTTAAAGAAGAAGATATATATAATAATGCACAGCAAGATTTTGGTTACGAATTTGAACCACATGTAACCATATTATATGGGTTTAGTGAAGCAGTTGATGTTGAGAGGATAAAGAAAATGTTGAATACATTAAAAAGACCAATTTCAATTAAACTAACTAAGATAGATATATTTTCAACAAAGATGTTTGATGTTGTGAAATTTGATGTACAATCTAAAATGTTAAATAAGTTAAATGAGATAGTAAGACAGAATTTCGAATATACCGAGACACATAAAGACTATAAACCACATGTAACGATAGCATATGTAAAACCAGGCGAAGGAGAGAAATATGTAAGCAACTTAAAGATGCCTATATTGACATCTTCATCGATTTTTATGTATTCTTATCCTGGCGGTAAAAAAGAGACATTTAATGTCCTTAAAAATGAGTAAAAGTGAGATAATTTAGAAATTCGGTATATTTATATAATATAAAATGCGTGGAACCTTTAGGAAAAGCGCAAAAAACTAAAAAAGAATATATTTATTATTATATAATAATAATTAAATTTTCTGGAGAAACAGAATGGCAAAAATACTTGACGCTAATGAAATGTTTTTTACACCGTTTGAACCAAAGGTAAAAAATAGATTTATTATGTATATTAATGATGTTCCAGCTTATATGGTAAAAATGGCAAACAGACCATCAATAAATTTTGAAACAATAACAATTGACCATATCAACATCAAGAGAAAATTGCAAGGTAAAGGAGAATGGCAGGACATTACCATTTCACTTTATGACCCAATTGTTCCTTCAGCTGCACAGGCGGTAATGGAATGGGTAAGACTTGGACACGAGTCTTTAACAGGTCGTAGAGGCTATGCAGATTTCTACAAAAAAGATTTGACTCTTAACCTTTTAGGTCCGGTTGGTGATGTTGTAGAGCAGTGGGTAATTAAGGGTGCTTTAATTGTAGCAGCAAGTTTTGGTGACTTAGATTGGTCATCAGGAGCAGATGTTGTTATGGCAGAATTAACTCTCGCATACGATTACGCAGTACTTGAATATTAATAACAGGAGAATAAATTATGTTTGAATTACTTGGTTATCTAATTAGTTTAATATTGTTAGCAATTGTAGTAACACTATTGACTGAATATACAAAAAAACTCGGATTTATTACTAAATTGTCCGAATGGTTTGCCGGCAAAATTAAATTCATCTCTTGGTATCAGTTTGAAGCAATATTAATTGCTTTGATTTTATTAAATGTTTTAGGTTTATTGAATGCCATAACACTTGGTACATTCGCATTAATACTTAACGCAATAGTAATTGGCTTAATATCAAATGGCATTTTTACTTACCAATTTATTAAAGGATTAATGCTAAAATTGAAAATTACCGCTAAGATAATTGAAATTATTGAACCAGTTAAAGCAATGACAAAAAAATCAACAAAAAAATCAACAAAAAAATAAATATTAATAAGTGACATTTTAAGCCCCGACAACATCGGGGCTTCATTTCTAAAATAAAATACAAAGGAGTTATTATGACACCGGAAGAAAAAACCATTCAAGACCAGATTATGAAAGGTCAAATACCAACACGAAGGATTAGTGCTGATATACCTACCGAAGAAATTGATTTGCCAAGTAAAGGCAAGTATTATCCAGAAGAACATCCATTATCATCAGGTAAAATTTTATTAAAATATCCAACTGCAAGAGAAGAAGATATTTTAACATCAAGAAACCTGATAATGAAAGGTTCTGCGATTGATACATTTTTGAGTTCATTAATTGTAGATAAATCCATTAATATAGATGACATGCTTCTTGGAGATAAAAATTCATTATTTATTGCAGCAAGAATCTTGGCATATGGCAAAGAGTATCCAGTTGAAATAAAATGTCCATCTTGCACAGAGCAAAATAAAGTTGTAATAGATATATCAGAATTTGAAGCTAAAGAAATTGAAGGAATAGATAAAATTTACATGAATGAATTTCAATTCACATTGCCAGCATCGGGAGCAACATTGACATTTAAAGTGTTAAACGGCAGGGATTTTAAAGAGTCCGAGAGTATATTAAAACAAAGTAAAAAATCTTTAAAAACATTAGTTTCACCTGAAATGACAACAAGAATACGAGTATCGTTATTATCCGTACAAACAAAGGATTCTAACATTATTGATGATAGATTGGAAATTAAAAACTTCGTTGATAATATGTTAGCAATTGATGCAAAAGCATTTAGAGATGAAATGTCCAGAATAAGTCCAGATATAGAGTCAGTATTTTTATTTGAATGTGAAATCTGTGGATATACAGAAAGGACGAGAATGCCGTTGGGCGCAAACTTTTTTTGGCCTGGAGCCGAAGAAAACAGTAAATAATGAAACTGGCGAACAAGAATTTGATTTTACTGAAATAGAGCAGTATAAAAAAAGTGTTTATGATGAATTATTTGCATTATGTTATTATGGTAATGGCGGATGGAATTGGCAGATAGCATATGATATGCCGATGCATATCAGAAGGTACTGTTTAAAACTAATAAAGGATACTAAAGAAAAAGAAAATGCAGAGATAGAAAAGAGCAAATCCTCAAGCAAATCGTCGGGTGGGACTCCAAAAATACCATCACAGGTAGGAACCGCATTAAGCAAACAGAAAGCCAGTCAAAGACGACCTTCACCAAAGAAAAAATGAAAAACCCGTTACTTTTAACGGGTTTTTGTTTAAAAAACATATTTTAATATATTTATATGTATAGTAAAATATAAAGGAACTCACAATGGATGATAAAAAAATATATAAAATTGTAAATGAAGAAATTACAAAAGCATTAATTAAAGAAAGTGGAAAGTCTGGTGGAATAATAGGAAATTTAATATCAAAATTTTATATGTTTATCATAAAAAATGATTTGGAAGCTGCAAAAAAGGCATTACAAGAAAATCCAGAATTATTACAAGCAGCAGAAGATATAAAAAACCAAAGTGAAGTAATAGCTAAAGACCTTTTAAAAAATAAAGAATTTTTAAAATTTTTATTTAATATTCAAGATAAGAAATAAATATGGCAGAAAAACTAACCGCAGAGGAGCAATTTGACGCTCTTAAAAATGCATTAAATTCATTAACGGATACCGTAACGCAGTTTATTGGTAACTTTGCCAAGATGGCATCCGACGCAGCAAAAAATATTGGAGATGATACTAAGGATTTTTCTGATGATATGGGAGGAATATTACAAAAGGCTACAAAAAGCATCGCAGGGTTTGATAGCAGTAAAATGGCATCGCTCGCAAGAAAACAAATGGAAAATTTTAATACAAATTTTTTAGATTTGTACTCAAAAAAATTAGGAGCAGGTGGGTTATCTCCGGCTAAAGTGAAAGATGCAATTGAAGCAATATTAAAAGGTATGGATATTAAAGCAGAATTCGGACTAACAGAATCACAATATAAAGATTTTGTTAAGAATTTACAAAAATTAGTTAAAGAAAACGAAAATTTAATTTTAACATTTAAGGATGCAGTTTCGGATTTGGCTCGTGATATGATGAAACCATTCGATAAACTTATTGGATGGATTGAAAAATTACCAGGAGGAAAATTATTATCCGCAGCATTTGATTTGGATAAGATGAAAAAAGATATAGAAACGAAAATAAAAACCGAATTGGCAAAAGCTTATGAAGAAGGTGTTAGAGGATTTAAATTGATTGGTGAAGCTGGAAAATCCGCATTTAAAAGTATTGGTGCTGCAATAGTGGCAAATCCTATGTTACTTGTATTTGGTGCAGTTTCACTTTTATTGTATGGAATGGTCAAGTTAGGAAAGAGATATTTAGATGTGATGAAAGGTATCCGTGACCAAACTGGACTTGTAGCAAAAGATGCTGCGGAATTGGCAAAAGTATCCAGAGATGTTGCAGGGGAGTGGTCAAATCTTGGGCTTGATATGGAAGCCGCAGGCAAAGCAACCGGAGCAATTGTGAATGAGTTTCAGATAATGGATGTAGCAACCCGAGATATGATTGAAGGTGTTGGTGCTATGGTTGGAATTTTAGGTGTAGGCGAGCAGAGTGCAGCAAAAGTTGCAAGAATGTTTGAAGTTATGAAAGGCGCAAGTACTGCGACCACAATACAAATGGCAGCAGTAGTTGGAAATGCAGCAAAATTAGGTGGTATTGCACCTGCAAAAGTTTTTGAGGATATGGCACAATCAACAAAAGAAATACAAACATATTTCAAAGGAAGTTTTACAAATGCAGCAAAAGCAGCAATTGAACTTAGACGTATGGGCACATCAATAAAAGAAGCATCCGCATCTGCTAAAAGTATGGTTGATTTTGAAGCAAGTATTGGTTCTGAGTTAGAGGCATCAGTATTATTAGGTCGTCAATTAGATTTTAGTGCAGCAAGATATTATGCATTTATGGGCGATATAGAAAATCAACAAAAAGAAGTTTTAAAACAAGTTGGAAGTTTAGAAGAATTTAATGCAATGATGCCATTCCAAAAAGAAGCAATAGCAAAGGCTGCAGGAATGGAAGTTGACCAACTTGGGAATATGTTGCAACAACAAAAGATTCTCGCTGGTATGGATTCTAAAAAGAAACAAGAATATAAAGATGGGTTAGAATTATTAAAAAATATGCAAGACGTAAATGAAAAATCATTACTTGATGACAATAAAAGATTACTTGCGACAGAGCAATTAAAGAAAATGTGGGATAATATATTAATGGCATTATCTCCAGTTTTCGATGTATTATATCAGATAACTGAGTGGGTTGCCGCTATTGCTGAAAAAAGCAAAGCACTTGGAATCGGACTTATTGCAATTGCAGTAATAGTTGGCGGAGTGCTTTTGACAGCAGTTACTTCACTTGTTGGAAAACTGGGCCAAAAAATTTCTGGTGGGTTGATGGATATGATATTCAAACCAAACTTTGCTTCTTCGGGCGTTGAAAAAGTAGCAAAGGGAATTAATATTGTTGATAATAGTGTGGAGAAATTCAGTAAAGGAGCAGGCGGTGGATGGGGATTGGCAAAAGCGGCTGTAGGTATGATTCTTATAGCTGGAGCATTATGGATATTTGCCCAAGCACTGAAGGTACTTTCAGACAATGATAAATTACCAGAAACATTAGCAGTCGCAGTCGTCGGACTCGCAGCATTGACAGTAGTAGCATTATTATTAGGAACTTTACAGGGTCCAATTATATTAGGTGCATTGGCAATGGTAATTTTAGCAGGTGCTGTATGGGTATTAGGTTTAGCATTACAGGCATTTATTCCGGTAATGGACGCATTTGGTAAATTATTCGCAGTGCTTGCAAAATCTTTAGGTGATTTAGCTACAAGAGTTACATTCTCACAATTAGCAGGAGTTGCAGGCGGGTTATCATTAATAGGATTAGCACTTGCAGCATTTGGAATGACTGGAATATTTGGAATGTTTGGACTATTACAACTAATGGGAACAACGGCAGCATTATCAGAATTGGCCAAATTAGCTAACCCATTAAATATTGTAGCAACATCAATTGAAAGATTGGGAGCTGCCCTAAAGATATTAGATACATCAAAACTTGATATGGATAAATTAGAAGAAATTGGAGATATTGCATTAAAAGGAAAAGTAGAGCAAACACCAAATGTTACAGTTAATGTTCCAGATAGAGGTGATTGGTGGAAAAAATTCGATATTTTAATAGATAAAGTTGGTTCAATGGAAGTTAAAATGGACGGAAAATTAGTAGGCGAAGTGCTGGCAGACGGCACATCAAATCCAGGATTTGGTAGATAATAAATATGTCAAAATTAATTGAAACATATAATAAAAGTATATTTGCTAATATAGGCAATAAAGTGTCTGCTATACAAAACAAGCAGATACCACAAGATATTAATATTAATAAATTTAAAACAAAAAGTATCTTAGATATACAAAAAGATTTCTTTGAAGAAGTTGTGATACCATATGCCACAATTTTAGAGGAGCAAAGCAATTTTGGAAAAATCACTGTTAATCCTACAAAATCTGTTGTAGATTTATTTAGTAAAATTGCACAAGATGTGAGTCCAATTATAGTGATTTCACAGGATAGTAATTTATTAAAATTGGATAGTGTATATGATAGTATCAGAGATACAAAGAAAACTTATTTATTAGATTCAACTGTTCCTACATTAAATGAGACTAACAAAACTTCTGTATTATCATTATCCAGAGAAGAAATTAGTTTATTACAAATAACTTCTGTATTAGATTCTAATTTGCCAGACTATAAATCATTTGAGACAACAGATGTATTAAAATTTAATAGTAAGTTTGACGACATCGTAGATTTTAAAACAACATCAGTATTAGATTTCAATAGTACATTTGGTGGTGTCACCGAATTACCTTATTCAAATGTGTTGGATTTAAATAGTAAATTTGATGATTTGATTATTAAAGATATTGGTTCAGTATTAAAAGTATATGTAGCATCTAATTTGCAAGGAACTATTCCTGGTGCAGTAGATTTCTTTGAAAATATATATGCACCTGGATTTACTCCTGGATTACAAAAAGGACAAAGTTTATATAATACAGATAATATTCCACCATATAGTGAAATGCCAAATACTCCGGTTAAAACAATTGTAGATACAATTGAAATGCCAAGTACTCCAAATAAACCTATTGGAGAAATATTACCACTTGTAGATACGCCTGAAAAAAATATAACTGACCCGGTTCCTATGTTAGGCCCAAGTAGTAAACCAATATCTGATATTAATCCGCCAGCAGTAACTCCTGAAAAGATGGCATCAAATATTATTGAAATGCCAGGAACTCCAACAAAAAATACCGAAACAATAATTGGCATTACTGATACTCCAGAGAAATTCATATCACAATTAAATTCGCCACCAGAAGTTCCAGAAAAAATTAAATTTATTGCAGATGATGCAGATTTTCCTAATAGATATTTTATGGGAGATGTTGTTGGAAAAAATCCTAATACAGGAATTGTTAATTTTATTCCAGATTTATATGCATTCGGTTTCACACGAAATCTACAGCCATATATTACACAATTTAAATTGGATTATGGAGATATATCATATGATGATAGACCAAGATTTGGTAAATATACAATACCATCTAATTGGGCACAACTTCATCAAGTAAATTTTATTCCAGATGTAAAGGCAGATGGTTTTACATTGGGGGCATTAGAAGGGCAAACAAAATTTAAACTTACCAGGACGTTTGACGAGATTGGTAATGAAACTACATATGTACCAAGTCAGTGGGCCCAAACTATAGATTTGGATGAAAAATTCAGTAATATACAAGATAGATATGATAATAAAGTATATCCATTTGGAGGAACTGATGATAAAGCTTTATATCAATTTAATTGGAACATACCACCTGGATATCCAGGAGTATTAAATCAATATGCAGTATATTTTTCTAAATATCCACCATTAACAAATGTAACATATAAAACTGTTATTGATTGGGCATATAATCAGATTATTAGGGTTCCACAAGCACAAACATTATATAACCAGGGATTTCACACTCCACTTGTACCAATAGGAACAACATCATTAATAATTCCTCCATATAAGTATGCAAATGATAGATTGCCAACATGGGCAAATATATATACAAACACACTTTCGGATGTTGGTTCAACTCTCGTCGCAGGATTTTTATCACAACAAACAATAGATTTACTCGATAGATTAACTGATGCCGACTTACAACCATGGAAAAAGAGTCCAGTGGTATTTCATCAATTAGCTGGTGAAGTATATTGGACAACACATGATTTGGGAAGTGCAGTTAGAAATTCAAGAGAATGGTTAATAAATCAAGGCTCTAACCTTTTTGGAAGAACATTGACTGAATATTTTGTTCCAAAAATAGAATCTGCAATTGGTAATGTAGTATCATCATTTTTTAATAGCGCAGTTGAAGCAAATCTATTAAATGATGATAAAGTTTTAATGCTTTATCATATATTAATGGGCACAAAATATACAAAATCAAAGGCATTCTTTGATAGATTGGCAGTAACATACAACAGCAAATATTCAGCAACGGGTGATAACGCAGTTAATTTATATACTCTCGAATACAAATATAGTGATGGTGGAAAAACATTAGATAGATTAAATGCAATTAATTATGCAATACCATATGTGAAAGATGTTACAACTGCAGTAGATGAATTATTTGGCGTCGATTTGACCATATCATCATATGAATATGGACAATTAAAAAATATTTTAAGTCTTGCAAAAAGTGGAATTGACACAACTTTAATACCAATTGGACTTCACCCAAATACTTTAGAAAATAGGTTCTTAATGAAAAAGGATTCTAAAACATTTGGTACATATACAGAAGACCGAAATTATTATTCGAGTGATACTCCAATAGAAAGTCGAACATATGTTTATGACGGACCACCATTAACAGATTCCATTAATAAAAATTATCCAGAAACACCAACTGCAAAATCAGATTTAAATGCATTGACTGTAGATACACTTGCAGATTTTGAGGTTAAATCGGTATTAAAAAATATATACAATGATTTTTCAGCTGCACACAGGGCAATAAATGATGCCAGTCGTGAAGATAGTTATTCATCATTGATGAAAAACAAAGTTAGAGATAAGTTATTGGAGAGCAAGGGATTTCCATCATACGAATCACAATTTTCAGATAAGAAAAATAGATTAAATATGATACAAATGCCACAATCTGATGATGCTGATAATGTATTAGGTATAGAAAAATATGAAGATAAATATGACTTAATTGATTTTTATTTTGAGGACTTGTCATCATTTTCTGATGCAGAGAAACGAGAATCAATTGTAATTCCATTTAAAGCAATATTAACAACATTATCAGACGGAACAAATGCAAATTGGGCAGCACAAGATTATATGGGTCGTGCAGACAAGTTTTGGATATATCAAGGATTTGACAGACGAGTTGCAATTAATTTTGAGGTAGCAATAAACAGTAAAGACGAATTTATATCAAGTTGGAATAAAATAAATTACTTACAAGGTATGTGTTATCCAGTTGAATATCCTGCGGAGATTTCACTCAAAGCACCTATAATGGCATTAACTGTGGGAAATTTATTTGAGAGAATACAGGTAATTATGAATAGTATAAATTATAGTTTTGATGGTAGTACTTTGTGGGAAATTGAACCTGGATTCCAATTACCAATGTATATTAAGATAGCAGTAGATTTCACAGTTATATATGCAGATACTCCAAAGGCAGCATCTCGTCATATAGGTCAAAGTCAGGAATGGATGAAACCAAAAATATTTTCATATGATGGTGATAATAAACAGACGAGTAAAAATAAAGTAGATATAGTTGAAACTGTGGCCGGAAAAATTATTCCAAAAAAGGAAAATATTGATAATAAAGCAGCTAAAGATGCACTCTCTAAAACACCAGTAGGAATTTCAGATGATATTGAGAATGTAAATCGTTTTTCCGGAGGTGGATTTGGACCAATAGGCGGCGGCGGATGGTAATTTATTAATCGGAGAAAATAAATGGCAATTGAAAGATATAGCATAAAAAATTTAATAAAAAAGTCGGATACTGGAAAAAATGTATATAAAACAGTATTGTATCCTAAGATACGAGTGTCTGATAATGATGTATATATATTTGCAAAACAAAACGATAGATTAGATTTATTAGCAAAAAAATATTATGGTGATGTAAATAAATGGTGGATTATAGCACATGCAAATAAAATAAAAGGTACATTCTTTTTACCAGAAGATTCCCAATTAAGAATCCCAATGGATATTAATAGTATAATAAATGATTATAGGGACTTAAATTAATGGCAACAAAACCAAAAATAAGTGATACTGCGCAATATGATATACTTATATACAATGATTATAAGGATGCCAGTGTTAATATTTATATTCCAAAAATAAAAATAGAAGCTCCAAAAAAGAGCGATTATAAAAAAGGATACTGCTATAGATATTTTTACCAGCAGTCAAATGATAAAAAAGCATCTGTTAAAGAGATTCCACAAACAGAATATGATAAGATACAAGGAAATTTTTTATACCGAACCCTTAAAATAAAATGGAAAATAATAGGAGATGCACAAGTTGCAAAAAATATAAATACTAAGGTTGCTCACACTGCTGACAAAGTAATGCCAGGAATAAAAGATGTTTTATCAAGCAATTTTTTATTATTTTGGCAAAACTTACCAGATACTGCAATACAATTTGATGTTACGAATAAATTGCCTAAAATACCTATAAAAAAAAAGCGGTTTAATGTTGAATTAGTATCCGCAGTTTTATTTGATGAAAGGGGATTTATATATATATTAACTGAAGGTTCTGATATAATTTACACCGAGGATTCAATAGGAATTTTAGCACAACTATAAAGGACAAAAATGCCAGATTTAGAAAATGATAATGAACAAGTAAATGACCAATCCGTCGTCTATGAAGGATTTCCTTTTATATCTAACGTAGATAACTATGTACAGACAGAACTGACATATCGTGCGGAAAACAGAAATCGTGCCGCAACTCCATATATAAAAATAACACCGGGATTTTCCTCAAATTCAACTCCCGGAGGTAAAATTGTTATGAAAGGAATTGAAGCTCCAAATGATAGAGACCCATCTACATATAAATTCAATGAATTATACAGACCAGATGCATTTTACCGACCACTTGCTGGCGTTAAGAATGTTACAGTTGACTATAAAAATGCGTATGGTAGTACGAGAAAAGCTACAATATCTTGGGTATGTCATTCAGTAGAAGATTTGGAAAGATTGTCACCATACTTTTTAAATCCAGGATATACTGTTTTGATTGAGTGGGGTTGGAGTGACATGGCAAAGGCAATGATTACTAATGACCCCGGTATTAAACTTGATAATGCATTTAGATATGGAAAAGCAGGACAGCGTTTTACAAATGGAAATTATGATTGTATGTTAGGTGTAACCACAAATTATTCATTTTCAATGAATCGTGATGGTGGATTTGAATGTACAACAGAAGTTATTTCAGCAGGATATTTAATGGAAGGTATGACGATACCAAATCAATTTACAACAGATTCTACGGATGCAAGAAAAAGATTTTTAATGTCTCCAGCTGGTGGTGGGTTAAATGAAGACCAAGCTAATGAACAGGTGAAAAACGAAACTGAATTAAAAGAATCAACTGAGGACGCAAGAGTAGAAACCCTGCAGTATTTTTTAACCGAACGATTGCATACAAAAATTAAAGCTGATAAGGATATATATAATAATGCAAATAATGTATATGATGATTATTTTATCTATAATCCTATAGAAGGGCATGAAGATGATAGTTTAGCAAACGCATATATATCAGAAAATATAGATGATGATAAAAAGACTATTGATGATGTAAAAGTAGTTACACCAGATAAAACCGAACTTGTATATCAACAGAAAGAAATTTTGGGTTCTTGGGTGGACCCATTTTCGGGTTTATTGGTTCTTACAACAGACTATATTGATGACCCATCGAAACCAAAAGTACTAAAGACAACTAAGGGAACACAGAAAGAAATCGAAACAATAGTAAGACCTGCGCAATATGCATCTTGGGGATATATTGAAGATGAAATTTTAAATCCTCACATTAACATTGCGACATCAAATAGTAAAAAAACTTATTTTAAATTTGATAGTAGAAATAGTAAGATTGCAATGCATAAGAATTTAAGAACAACTGATTTGGGCGTATGTTTAATACCATATGATGGCGCTCGTGTTCCAGACATTAGACGAGGCGAAACAAATGATGATACATATAATTATGGATATCCAAGAAGAATTTTAATTAATTTGGATTACTTTAGAGAAACAATGTTAAACGCAACAACTGTAATGGAAGGTGTTCTTGCAATATGGTCTGGAATAAATGATGCTTGTGTAAACTATTGGAATTTTAAATTAAAAACAACGGACCAATTTTATGATGATACTGATAGACAGGAACAATTAAAAGATTCTGATAGAATTAATCAAATAGTTCCGAAGACAAATGTTTATGTTACAGCAGAGCCAATGACATTGCAATCTTCAAGGGAATTGGCTCCAGATGAAAACGAGTCTGCACTAAATAAATATTCAATTATAGATATAAATTATGCAGACAAAGTTGTTGGAAAAAATAAAATAGAGGATGGAAATGTTTATATATTTAGAACAAAAGGATTTTCTATTCAAGGCAGTGAGAATAAATTTACAAGTGTTGTTCGTAATATAAATTTCCAATCCAAATTATCGAGTCAGGCAGCATTGAATGTATTTTATTCGGCTCAAAATTCTGATGGTAAGGTTATGGGAACTCCACAAACAAATACATTTAGAAGTTTATATGATTTTACAATAGGAGAGGCAACAAATAATATATTAAAAGATACATTTGCATTACGTCCTTTAAAAATTGATTCTCCTAAAATGGATAATGTTGATGGTGTACCATTAAGAGAACCTGGAACTACTACTGAACTTGTATTACAAGAGCAATCTCCATATGGAGAAACATTGCAGAGATTTTTACCAATAGCAAACGGTGATATTAAGCCTAAACGATTTGTTTATGATGTTAGTATTCCATCAAAAAAAGAATTTATACATTTAACTGGAATAGAAGGAATGAAAATTGCAGTATTGTTAAATGACCCACCACACCCAGCAATAAATTCAACCGCATTGGTACCTTTAGATTGTGATGTTGAATTGGAAGGAATATCAGGACTTAGAATAGGAAATGTATTTACAATAGACCATTTACCATCAATATATCAAAAAAAAGGTGTGTTCCAAATAATTGGTATTACTGATACTGTTGATAAAAATTCATGGGTAACAAAATTGAAAAGTCAATTTAGAGTATTTAATGATGTTAAATATAAACCTCTAAGTGCAGTTCCAAAATCTTCAAGAAATGTGAGTAATATTCCTATAGGAAATATAACTCCAGATGAACTTGTATTTTATAATAAAAAACAAATTCATTTAAAGACTACAGACGAAGTTGTTGATTTTGAAGCACTGAAAACAAAAAATAAAAATTTGCGTGAAGTTTTGCTTAACGCAAATGCATACAGTATGAAATATTTTAATAAGGTTGTCACAGTAACGGATATTCACAGAAAGAGAGAAGAATCGATAGCAAATCCTGGCTCGAAACATTTAACATGGGAAGGAGCAGATTTACGAAGCGATAAATACACTGCTGCTGAGCGTGTTAATTTTGAAGCGTATCTTAAAACGCAGGCAGATTATGTTTTGTATCATTTTGGTACTGGTTGGCATTTCCATATTGAGGTACGTGCGTAAATAAAAGTAAATTGCGTTTTGTATTAAAATTTTTATATTTATCCGTAATAAAGGTTACATAACATATGATAATAGAAACACGAGAAGAATTCCAACAATTTTTTGATTTGTATAAGGATAATAGCGTAATCCTTATACCAATTTTATCTGATAATGAGCGTAATGCTTTAAATAATAAACTATGCTTATTATTCGTAAAAATTTTAAATTCACCAAAGTATTATATCCTTCCATTCACGCATAGTGAAGCCAACAATTTGGATTTTAAATTGTTGGATTATTTATCACACACAAACAATAAGAAGTATGTTATAGATAAGAAGCAATTCTTAAATATATCTCCAATGGAAAATCTAATAGATGTCAATATACTATTTTATCTGAATACAAATAAGATTACAGAGATACAACAGAAGTATAGTAAAGGTGAAATGTTTTTAATTAGTAGAAACATGATGGAAACTGCCGGTGATGTATATGATTCTATTCCCATATTAAAGATTAAAGAAAGGCTTGTTCCATATTCTGATAACATAGAATTTATTATTAATTCCAATTTGGAGTGTGATACACGGTCATTTGATTTCTTAAATAACAAGACAATAGAATGTTTGCATAAAATAGAAAAGAATGGCATTTATGTAAATTCTGATATACTATTGAAATATCACCCACAATACAAAATGCACATAAGTAATAATTATGTTTATACAGATTACAATATATATACTTCAACAGGAAGACCATCAAATAGATTTGGAAACCTCAATTTTGCAGCATTAAATAAAGACAACGGCGAAAGAGAATTTATAGAATCCAGATTTGGAGACGATGGCAGGTTATTCTATTTTGACTATGATGCATATCATTTAAATCTTGTTGCAGATTTAATTGGATATAGTTTTCCTCCCGACACATCAATACATGAGTATCTTGGAAAACAATACTTTGTAAAAGAAGAATTGACAGAAGAAGATTATGATGAATCAAAGATTGTATCATTTAATATATTATATGGTGGTATTCATGATACTATTGCAAAAGCTATACCATTCTTCGCAAAGACACAAGAATTTATTACAAAAATGTGGAACGATTATCAGAGAGACGGATATATCAGAACCAACGTATCAGGCAAGAAAATATACCTTGACAATCTGGACAGCATGAGTTCCAACAAGTTATTTAATTATTATTTACAGAATTATGAAACCGAGAGGAATATATTAATTATAGAAAAGATACATCAAATTTTAGAGCCGTATAAGACCAGTCTTATTATGTATTTATATGATGGATTTTTGCTTGATTATTGTATCACCGACGGTAAAAAATTATTTGACGAGATAAAAGAAACACTTGAAGATGGCGGGAAATTTAAAACAAAGCAATATGTTGGGAAAAACTTCAATAAAATCACGAAAATTGGTTAAATTATTAAAAACCTTATATTTATTTGTATAATATTATATTTGAGGAACATTGTAAAAATGGTTGATTTTAACATAGAAGAAATACTTTTGGAAGCATCATATAAAAGTAAAAAAGGATATTTGGATTTATCCTATAATGAAGATGTTAAATTCCTTGAGAATATTATGTACGATATGAAATATCCTTCTAATTTTATTGAAGAATATGTTGATGATTTAAAATATGAAAATATGAAGCGTCAAATATATAAACTGGACCCATCAAATTTGGATGAAGGCATATTAGATAGCATTAAAAAGTTTATATCTACATCGTGGCAGAAATTAAAATCTATTATTAGCATATCGTTTAAGAAAGCATCGGATGTATTATCATATGATGATAAATTTGAGCAAGAATATACTATTGTTGTACCACGGCAATTATTGGAACATATTGATGCTGCAAATTTAATTTTAGAGGCAAGCAAAAAATTTGATGCTATGAAAGGTTATTACAATGAAGCGTTAGTGTGCCAAATTATTTGGGAATACACAGGCGACAAAAATGTAGTAAATATAGATAAGAAGAAACATAAAGAGCATAAAGATGAAATAGATAAAACGGTAAGTATATATAAAAATTTGATAAAAGATAAAAACATATTATTACAGGCCGAAATTGGCAGTGAAGCGATGTCCAACTATTTAATAAATTCAGCAAAGTCTGACGGAGTTGTAATTGTTGATATATTTTTATCTGGAATGGAAAAATCAGTTGGTGAAAAAAAGGATATAAGTATTATAGTTAAGCGTGGAATGTCAGCAGAAGAAATTAGAAATTATTCATTAAAATTGTATTCTAACCTCGAATTAAATTTATCTAATATGACACTGACAAGTTTATTGTATAATTTAACAAATCCTTCCGGAGTGCCAGAGAAACGAGGTCGTAATAAAAATGAATATAGTGAAAAAGCTAAGAAGATGCAAGACAAATTATATGCAAAAAATAATAAATATAAGAAAGCATGGGACAACGCAGATAAATTAAATACAGATATGAAAGAATTAAAAAAATCTTTGGAAAGCAATCACCCAAAGGTACAATTACTTAGAGATAAAAGAGGCTTTTATAGGAACATTTTAAATCCGGCTCATGCTGAAATGGCATTTAATGTACTTAAAAGTTTTATTAAAGACGGAAAAAATAAAAAAATCTTTGTTAGAAATTTATTACAATCTATTGGTTTTACTAATTCTGATACCAGAATGTTATTGGCAGTAATGTCAAAAAAAGGTGATAACATTGTTGTAAAACAATTGGTAGACGAACATCCAGAATTTGATTTGTCAGATATAAATTTAACTAAACCGTCAGGTATTACTATTAGAATAAATAATAGAGATGAATTAATCATAAAATTGAATTTTAAAGAAGGAGAGCAAGAGCATGTTTCAGGACAGGTACAATTTTCTAAAGTAACACCAGTACCACCTGATTTCTGGCAAGGCCTCATATAAATTATAGGAAAAACTATGGAAACACAATTGCTTGTCACTTTTACAAAATTAAATAAATTATCTAATACTACATTGGAAATTAAAAGTTGCTATACATTAGCGTTTAACAAAATATATGTATTAGAGAATGCTATTGATAGTAAAGAATTAATTTGTAGTTATAATATAGATGTAAAAGCAGGTGTAAATGGTGATATACCATTAAACACAATTTCAGTACATCGTAAAAAGGACACAAACACCATTTATACAATTAATGCATTAAATTATGTTATAGCATTATTGAATGATGGTCAAGTAGATAACAAATTTCCTGTTCCGTGGGAAAATTATAAAAATATGATACTTGTGACTAATACAGACGGTCTTAAAAAAATTGAAACAAAAATACATTCGGTGATAACCGTTTAATGGAGAAATGGTAATGAAAAAAACAATGAAAAAAACAATTAAAGAAACAAGAGAATTGATGGATAATGTAAATGAATTCTTATCAGAAGCCAAATCGGCATCAGAGCAAGCAGCAGAAGAATTTAAAACCGCATATGCTCAACAACTTGCCTCAAAATTAGGACCACAATGGCAATCTAAAGGTACAGACTGGTCACAAAATAGTAATATAGAGCAAATTATTCATGACTTTGTATACCAATTTGTAACAGATAATCATCCAGAACAAATGGGTGATGAAGAAAGGTCAGAAGCGTTTGTACAGAGCGTAATGCAGTATATTTAATAGAAAAAATTTTACTTTGAGCGTAAAAAAGTGCATTAATGCTTAAAGTTTCTATATTTATCCATACACAATAATGTGTGTGTATAATAAGTTACATTGTTAGATAAGTTATACTTATTTAATGAATGATACTTAACAAATTAATTAATTAATCAATGATAAATTAGGAGAAACATCATGCCTATAGATTTAAATCAAGTCCGTGATAGACTTAAAACCCTCGAAAGTCAAACAAAAAAACAAGACTCATTTTGGAAACCAACACCAGGCTCACATGTAATTAGAATTGTGCCGTATAAATTCAATAAGGAAAATCCTTTTATTGAATTGTTGTTTCATTACAATATGGGTAACAAGCCACATCTTTCACCACAATCATTTGGTCGTCCAG